TTAGTTTGTTTTGCGTTGTTCAAAATAGCGGATAATATCACCAGCTAAATATAATTTTCGTTGGCGTTTTGTGCCGGTTTCTCTTTTAATTGAGCTAGGAAAATCAGCTACTTTGATTAAATGCTGCGTAACATATCCAACGCTTAAGCCGGTATATTTTGCAATGTGTTTCGGTGTCCATATTGCATTCTCATTCATATTTAAACCGTTGGGCGTTTGGCTCTTTTGGCTTTCTAAAAGGGCTACACGCTGATTTAAATTTTTAACACTTTCGGCGAGTTGTTCGATGTTAATCGTCTGCATTATTTAATTCCTCTTGGAATTGTTTTTTATATTCCTCCTTTTCTTGTTCTGTGCATTTATCAAAATTTAATGCTTGTTCTTCATCATAAGTAAAAACAATGTTTTGATTTTGTGTAGTCATAGTGTCGTCCTATTTTATGGTTGTAAGAAAATAATATTTAGCGGTTTTTCCGTCTCGCTAATTTTGCAATTTTTCGGGCTTTTTTGACCGCTTGCATACGCTGGTTTTTCGCTTGAAAATGCCGTTTTTGCTCGGTTGGCAAGCCTAAAAAATCGAAAAATTCGCCATCACCAGTATTATCAAAAAATTCAATTACTGTGCCGTTTGGGAGTGTGGTTTTGTGCGTTAGCATAAATCCCCTTATCAAAAACAAGGCTTTCTAATTGCTCGAACTGCTCGGCAATGTGTCTGTTATAGGCTTTTTGTAGCTCTATCATCGTTTCTATGCCTGCGTTGAGTTCTTGCCCATCATTTGCAAATTCTCTTACACAATCGTAAATAAAAGGAATTTGCTCGGCTATTTGTAGATTGACCGAAAAATAGAAAAAGGCTTCTTGTTTATCTATTGGGGTATTTTCTGCTTTTGAGCTAGTCGAAAGTAGCTCTAAACCTGCTAAAGTCGTTAGCGGTTTTTTAGGTGATTTTCTTAAGTTTTCTTTAGCTATTAGCTGCAGTTCTGCCTTTTTCAGTTGCTCTTCCAGCTGCTCAATTTGTTTGAGGTTTTCCGCTTGTGCATCAAGCAAATATTGATAATCTATGCCCATCTTAGCTAATCCTTTAAATGTAGCCTCTAGTTTTCTATTCTTTCTGATAGCTTGCTCATTCTGTTTCCAGTAATCATAAATTTCTTGAACTTCTTTAAAAAAGGCTTCTTTTTCTGCCTCTGTGCCGCTGTTTTGCTCTAAGGCTCGCAAGTTTTTAGCAGTATCTAAAAAAGAGCGGTAGAAATTTTGAGGGCGGTCTCTTTCCATTTCGCTAAATCTCTGCAAATTAGCAATAATTTCTTGCCAGTTTCTTGTTACATTACCCATTTTTTGCCCCCTTGTTCATATTGCATTAATAAAGCCAGAATCAATCTTTGTGCTGTGTTAAGTTCTGCTATGGCTTTGAACTCTTCATTATTGTCTAAAGCCTCTTCAGCTTTATCCATAAAATAGCGGATTTGTTCAATATCGGAATAATTAAGCATAAATCCCCCCTTGAGCTGTGCAAGCGGTCGATTTTTGGCGAATTTTTGCAATTGGGCGTGGTAGGATTAGGCGGTAATCGGCAGAAAGCTGAAAACGTGCGTTTTCTTCGCTATTGGCGATCACTCGGATAACTTCTTCTTGATAGGTTTCGGCTGTGCGGTTTACGCATAGAAATGAATAAGCAAAATTTTTCATTGCTGATAGCTCCGTGTTTGAATTTTTAGGGGCTACCGCTTGAAGTTTCGAGGCTTGTGGGCGGTAACTTGTAATGGGCTCGAAAACTGCAATACACGGAATACAGCAAAGGGCGAAACCTTTCCCATTACAAGCTACCATAGAGAAAACGGCTATATTATAGCGTTTTTTGGGTGTGCTTGTACTACAAACAAAAATAGCACGGTTTAATGGCGTGCTTTTGTTCGCCGTGTTTAAATATTGCGAGTTTCGAGGCTCGGCTTCCGATTTTGCGGAAGCAAAAACAATATAAACCAATCTAAAACAAGGTGCAAGCGGTTTTTGTGTTTTTTCGTTGGTGTGGGTATTGATTTCTAGGCGTTTTGAGCCTAATAAGAGGAATTTATAGATCATTGCTGATAGCTCCAATAGTTGATTTTTCGGGGCTATCGCTAACATCTTCCACAATGTAGGGCGATAGCGTGCAACGGGGTGGAAAACTGCCACTATTGGAAAGCAGTCAAGGGCGAAACCTTGCCCGCTACACGCTACCATAGAGAAAACGGCTATATTATAGCATTTTTTGGGTGTGCGTGAGCTACGAACAAAAAAAGCACGATAATTTAAAGGCGTGCTACTGTTCGCCAATAGTGTATTCGAGTTTCCACACTCGGCTTCCGATTTTGCGAAAGCAAAAGCAATATAAACCGATTTAAAGCAAGGTGCAAGCCTTTTTTGTGGTTTTTCGTTGGTGTAAGGGTGTTTTTTTGTTAGTGTACGAATAGTACAAAGAAATGAATAAGCAAAATTTTTCATTGCTGATAGCTCCACTGATGAATTTTTAGGGGCTACCGCTTGAAGTTTCGAGGCTTGTAGGCGGTAACGTGTAACGGGCTCGAAAACTGCAATCAGTGGAATACAGCAAAGGGCAAAACCTTTCCCATTACACGCTACCATAGAGAAAACGGCTATATTATAGCGTTTTTTGGGTGTGCGTGTGCAACAAACAAAAAAAGCACGATAATTTAAAGGCGTGCTATTGTTCGCCACTGATATATATTGCGAGTTTCGAGGCTCGGCTTCCGATTTTGCGAAAGCAAAAGCAATATAAACTAATCTAAAACAAGGTGCAAGCGGTTTTTGTGTTTTTTCGTTGGTGCTAGGGTGTTTTTTTGTTAAAATATGCGTGTACATTGTGAATATCCTTGATTTTCTAACGTCATTGCGTTTGGGGTAAAAAGTGTTGAGGTTTTTCGCTTTGTATAAATTTCTAAGTTTTCATCTATTGAATATCCTTAATGAATAGCAAACGTTATTGAATTAAGCCTTGATAACGCTTTGAAAATGCCCGTTTGATTTCCTCTCTCGGGCTTTTTTTATGCGTGGTGTTCATTTTGATTTTGCTCTTGGTTGTTGAGCCATTCTCTTAAATCGTCCACTTTCCAACGGCTTAACCGTCCGAATTTAACCGGGCTTGGGAAATGGCTGGATTTCATTAGTGAATAAATGCCGCTTCTTGAAATGCCTAAATGTGCAGCGATTTCTTGAGCGTTTAAATAGGTTTGGTTTGTTTGCATATTGCCCCCTTTCGTTGAAATATGCGTTTAGATTTGTTTTTTCTGTTTTCTGTGCTTTGGGTGTTCAGCCTTAGCGGTGGAGAGAATACGAAAAGGGATAGGGCGAGAATATCGAAAGAGAAAAAAGAAAATCGAACGGCTTTTTTATGGCTGTTCGATTTAAATTTAAGCGTTTAACTGGCAATAATTACATTTAATTCTATTTTCTGCCTGCCTCTGCGGTCTGGAAAGGTCATTTTATACTTGGCTTTGGATTGTTCTAAATAGTGCTTATTGCCGTATAAATCGTGCTTTTTTATGTGGTAATGTTCGCAAAATGCTTCTATTACGGCATTGATGATAGTGTAACCTCCTGCGTTTGGGTTTGCTTCTGCGGTGCGTTTTATGCTTTCAAACATCGCATCATTATAAAAATCTTTTCCATTTTTCGGTTTTTCATTCGATTTATTTTTAACCACTTCTAGCCGTTGTTCGGGCTGGTTTGGGATTTGGTTTGGGGCAAAATACGCTATAAAATCTTGCATTGCATAAGCCGGCAAGTAAATTTTTATATCGTCTAGGCTGATTTTTCCTTGCCCTTTTGAATGGTCAAATTGAATGCGTAGAAAGTCAAAATGATAATGGCTGTGCGATTGAGCAGGGTTTTTAATTAATGCAAAAGTCTGATAAAAAGCAAGTTCAGGCAAATAAAGGCTTTTACCATCACTTAATAAAAAATTTATTTCGTCAAAGGTTTCTACTGGAATATTAAATAAACCGGAAAAAAAGACGGGATAGCAAGCATCGATTTCTTGATCGTAGCTAATTAACATTTTAAAAGAGTTATCATCGATTAAACATTCTCTGTCTTTCTTTGCTAAAACAAGATCTTCTAATTGTAGAAGGCTGCCGGCATATTCTCCAACTACGCAATCATTTAACATAAAATCATCGGCTTCGCCTTGTATATTGCCTATATCTAACTTCTTAGAAATATCAATACCCTCTAAATAAACGCAAAATTCAACCAAATTAGAGGCGTAGAGGCGTTTCAATAGTTCGAGGTGGGAATAGTTGATTTTATGTACGTTCCGCAAAAATTGAGCGATTTCGGCAAGCGTAAACCACTCTTTAAAAAAGGGTTGTTTGAACATTTGATTTTAAGCCTTGATTTTCTGCCCTTTGGGGCGTTGAGTAATGAATAGACGCTATTTTATGATAAAAAAACTGCGTTTGTTTATCACAAAATAACGCCCTCATTATAAAAGGCTTAATTTCTTCTTCAAGCGTTTAATCACGGTTTTTACGCCTACATAAGGGTCTAGCTCGATTGCTCGAGTAAGTACGCTTAACGCCGTTTTGGGGGCGTTTTCTTCGCTAAACAAGCCAATCATTTTATATAGTTTTGCTCGAGCTGGGTCGGGCATATCTTTATCATCGGTTAGCTGCTTAATTTTGCATAGATAAACGAGAAAATAGGCTCGGTCTTCTTCACGAATAAATAGGGCTTTTGTCGCAAACTCTTCGGCGATAATCGTTGCTAGTGTGCGATTAAAATTTTCAGGTGGGGCGAGATCGTACTTTAAGGCATATTCGGCAATTTTTACCGCTGTTTGGTATTCGTTGCAATCAATAGACCATATTAGCCACGTCATTAAAACGTCGTCTTGTTTTCCGCTATCGGCTTTTAGTACGCCGTCTATCCAGGGTAAAAACTCCGGCAAAATTGACCGCTTGTAGGCGGCTTTGCGTTCATTTGATTGGATGTTTTTGAGTTCTCTTTTTTGCCGTCTTAATGCCATTAGCATTAAATCATATCCGCTATAATCGGCTGGGCTGTCAAAATCGCCCTTGTGAGCTACAAGGGCGTTCATTTTCAAGGCGAATTTTTTAGTCGGTCGCATTTTTAATCGGTTAGTTTTTATCTTTAAACTCGATATTTTCTAACAAGGCTACGCAATCGTAGTTTTCAATTACAAACGCATCATTTGAAGAGAGATAGTCTTCAACACGATCACGGCTGGAATTGTCCACAATATTACGTCGCATCGCTTCTTCTTGATAATAAATGGAAAGATTATCAAGGCGAGTAATTAAAATCGTGCCTGCCGGTACGCTTGGCACACGGATAGCAGATAAACCGCCCACACGTTTTTGCGAAATAATGGTATCCGCTGCTAGTTGCTCGGTCGCTTTTTGGTCGTTTAAGAGTGGGAAATACTTATCCGAAAGCAAATCACGCCCCATAATTGCCACCAGTTGCATATCGTCGTGAAATTGTGGGTGGATAATATCCGTAACGGCATCGAATACGAGCGCATCGAGTGTTTGATATTGCTGACCTTTGCCCACGTAAATTTTGCCGCTTCCCTCTTCAATTTCTTTCATATTGTGCCTTGGAGCATCTGTGCGGATTCGTTGCAACCAACCTACCGCTACATCTTGCAAGAGTGAGTTTAGGGTACGGTTTGAGGTTTTGGCACGGCTTACGCCATTAAAGCCAATCATAATGCGGTCTAGTGCAATGCGATTTTGTTTAACTTGGGCGATTCGTGCGGCAAAGTCCGGGAATTTCGCCCACTGGTCTAACTGTCCGTAAGTTAAGTGCGAATCGTAGTTAATTTGCTGGCAATGATACGGAATGCTTTCAATATTAAACATTGGTTGCGTTTCACGGCTCTGTTTTGTCGTGTCGGTTGTGCTGGCAAGCGTGCTAGCTGCCCCTAATCCTAAAATTTCGCCTTGTTGCTCTGTCACGGCCACAATGTTAATCATTGATAGAAATTCTGAAGATTCTTGCGTTTTCGTCTCTAGAATCTGCTGAACGCTTGGTGATACGGTGAATTTTTTATCCGTATCGGCTGCGGTTAATCCGTTAGCTTCGGCTACGGCTTCACGGTATTTATTAAATTTTAGGCGTGTTTCGTTCTTCATAGTGTGATCCCTTGTTAAAAACTAAAATAGTTGTCGGTTGTCGCTGTTGTGGTTGAGCCTGTCGCAACAGGGCGTGGGGTGTAACCGATTGCTGGCTGTTTTTCCATTTCGGCAAATTCTGCCTTGATTGTCTCAAGCTCTTGTTTTATTGCCGCATTTTCTGCTTTTAACTGCTGAAAATCAGTAAATAAAGCGTTGAATTGTTCAACATCTACCGCCGGTTCTGGGTCGGGTATATTTTCCCATTCTGCCGTAAATTCTACGGCTTCAACGATTACATTTTCTGGGTCGGTTTTGCGTGCGTTGAATACGTTCGCATTGCTGTGTTTGGCTGCAAATTCTAAGTAATCCGTGCCTAAACTGGCTGGGTTATCAGTCACGGCTAAACCGACTAAATAGGCTTCGCCAGTATCTGCAAAACGTGGATTGACTTCAATTGAAGTAAAATTCTTCTGTTTTGCTTTGGTGTAAGCAATAAGCTCATCAGTTGGGGCAATTTGAGCTAATAAATAAAGGTCTTTGCCGTCTTTTTCAGTTTTAAGGGCTAACACATCGCCCATATTGCGAAAATCACTATTAGGGTGTAAGCCTTTGATATGCTCAATGCTAATGCGTGCTTGAAAAACTTTTGGATTGTAATGTTTTGCCATTTGTTCGATCCATTCTCGGCTGATTTTTCGTCCGTCTGTGGTCGCTCCTGCTTTGGCAACTCTGAAAAATTTAGATTGTTTAGCCATTTGGGTAAATCTCTTTTAGTTATAGAATTAATAGGTGCTTTGCGTTAATGCTTGGCGTTTCTGTTGTAACTTAATCGGCGAAATATCGGGGATTTCGTCAAGTTCGTTATGGTTGAGTTGATATTTTAATGCTTCGTCATCGGGGGCTTCTCCTGCATCGCTTCGGGCTTTTTCGGTTAAAGTTTCAATGAATACGTTCATCAAATAATCGAAAGGGTCGATATTTTTCCGCAAAATGTTTTCACGGTTTCGCAAAAATTCAGCAAAATTTGCAGATGTCTGAATGGTTAAAATAGCATTGCGTAACGCTGGGGCAATTTGTGCGGCTAACTCTTCAATCATTGCACCGCCTAAGCCCTCCATCAGCTCAGAATGCAAGTTAATCAAACCGCGTTTTTTCTCGGCTAAATCGAGCGTTAAAACGTCGATATTGTGGGAAATTTGCTGGATAAACTGGCGAATGCCTGAACGTTTGGCGATTAGCTCTTGTTCTTTCTGATAGTGCTTTAAAAATACGCCGGCATTGGGTACATCTTCGCTATTTTCGCTTTTGCTTTGCACCGCTTGAAGATTGCTAATTTCGTTATCAAGTCCGATTAAAATCTTCTCTTGTCGGTTTAACTCTTCTTTTAGGCTGGCTAAGTGTTGATAGCCTGCTGAAAATTCGGCGTTTGCCTGTGTGAATCCGTCTATTTTTTCCTGCATTGTTTAATCTCTTGTGGTTTGTTCAATTTGGGCGTTCTGCCATTGTCTAATTTCGCTTTCAAGCCAGATTACACGCCTACCGCCTAAGTGAATGTTTCTAGGGAATCGCTTTTCTCGAATCCGCCTATAAATTGAAGTTTTGGATAAACCGCAACGGCTTATAACTTCATCAAGTTTTAAAAATCGTTCTGTTTGCTCCATAGCTCAAAATAACCGTGCGATAACGTTCTATAACGTGCCTCTAAGTGCTGTTCATCTTACCTATTCACTAAAAAATTGCGATTGTTTGCCAGTGTGAAAGCTGTTTTAACAGTTTCAGCGGAATTATTGGCTAAAATTGGTTTTTGGGCTAAGTCCATTTTTTCAAAATATCACTTTTTCACTTAAATTTTGCAAAACATCACTTTTTTATTTTTATATTTTTTCTTTATAAATCAATAAGATAAAAAATTTATATAAATAAAAAGTGATGAAAGTGATAAAAGTGATAGTAAATAAAAAGAATTTTATAAGTGAGTTTTTGGGAGGGTGTAAAATTGCGTTGCTGTGCGTAATTTTGCGTAATGTTTCGCAAAGAAAAAAACGGCGGTGGGGCGTTATTGCTTAAGGCTTGGGGAAGTGTGGGGGCTTGCGTAGAATCAGCCCTATTAAGTCGTTGTGCGGGCGGGCGAGGATAGCTCGCTTTGTGAGGTTTGTTCTTTGTGGCGAAAAATTTGGGCGATAAACAATGAAAAACGGCGTTTTACCGCCGTTCAATCGTTGCTTAATGGTTGGCTAAGGGTGCTTGCATTGCTCCAGATAATCGCCCCATCTCTGCATAATATAACGCTTCTGCTCTTCATAAATTGAATGATTGTAATCCCTACTAACGCCATTTCCTACAACGTGAGAAAGACAAGCATCAATATGTACGTTATGTATCATTGGATCGTGAAGGTCATTTAGGTATGTGCTGAATATTGACCTTAAGCCGTGCGATGTTAATTCGTGAAGATACTTACCGCCCTGAATGCTCTTTATTGCATTATTAGCGGTTTGCGTGCTTTGGTGTCCTGTTTTACTGCGTGAGCTGCTGAATATATACTCCCGATCACCTGTAAACCTCTTCATATCTTCAAGCAGTGCGAGGGCTTGAGAATTTAGCGTAATGATATGCGGTTTTGCTGTTTTCATCTTGTTCGCTGGTAGTTTCCACAATCGATTTTTGAAATCAATCTCTGCCCATTTTGCCTTTGCGGTTTCATTGGGGCGTGTTGCGGTCAATAGCTGGAACTCAATGGATAATTTAGTGCCACGTTCTACATCAGATAAAAATAAATCTCGGATAAACTCGGCGAGGCGTTTCGGCTCTATCGTGGGGTTATTCTTCGATTTCTTTTTCTTGAACGAGGCTCTAAGCGTGGTTAGTGGATTAAAATCAATATATCCGCAAGTTTGGGCATAGTCTAAAATCTGCTTACTGGTGCTACAGATTTTTAAGAGGGTGTTATTCTTCCCTACCTCCATTGGTTTAAGCGTTCTATGCCATTCTGCCAACGAGATTTTATTTAGTGGTAAATCCCCGAATTTTGGGAAAATATACATTTCTACACGCCTAATCGCATCATCTACATTCTTCACGCTATCCGCCCTAAATTCTCTATAAAGGCTGGTTATATCTTTGAATGTCATCGCCTCTATTTCTTTTTGCTGCTCCTGCTGGGCTTGGTGTTCGATAGGGTGAATACCTTGCTTTACAAGGGCGTTATATTCCATTGCAATTTTTCTAGCAAAATCAATAGATGTGAGAGGGTAACGCCCCAAAATAATTTTTTGGCGTTGTGATTTGTTGTGCGGATTAGTGAATTTGTAAAGCCAACTAAACGAGCCTGCCGCCTTGTTAGCTTTAATGTATAGATTTTCGACAAAATCGCCCTTGATTTGTTCAGATTTGAGGGAACGAATGATTTTATCGGATAGTTTAACGCTTGCCATAGTTTTAAGCCTTGATAGATAAGGGTTTATCTTCTAATTGTTCCCTCGATTCCCTCAAAAATCGAGCGAGGGAACAACGAGGGAACAATTACCAAAAACTAAGGCGAACAGAAAAAACAATAAAAACGCAAGAAGCCTTGATTTTATTGACTTTTTCAAACAGTAAAAACACAAAAAACAGTAAAAAACAAAATTTTGGTGGAGCTGGCGGGAGTTGAACCCGCGTCCGAAATTTCTCTACCTTCAGTACTACATGTTTAGTCTAGTCTTTAGTTTCGCTTATACACAGCGGACAGACACGCAATGTATAAACTAGCTTTATTCAATTTAGTGTTTCGATCCTAAAGCGGCGGCGTCCACACGATCTCGTTTTGGGTGACTTATCTTTATCCTCGTCTTACGAGCGGAAGCTGAGGAGATAAGGCTTTAAAGCAGGTTATTAAGCTGCTAAAGCGTATTGTTCGTCGTTTGCGACTATTATTTTGCGGTTTGTTTACGAGGCCTACCGCACCTCGACATGCACCTTGGGCTTCGCTAATCCCGTCGAATCCAAAATCAGCCCCAAAAGAGGCACCATTCTAAAGGAAAGCGGTTAAATTTGCAAAATATTTTGCAAATGGCGGTGATTAAAATGAGATTCAGCCTCTTTTTTCGGGTGTATAAAACCATTAAAACAAAGAAAATATAATTTGGTTGGAATTTTGTTGTAATAAACGGAATTAAGTGGGTCAAGAGTATTGAAAACAGGGGCTTTGCGGTGCATTGCCCCTTTTTTTTATAAAAGAGAAAAGCAAAAATAATGAATTGCGAAAAATTGACGAAAACCTACCGTTTGCACCATTAAAACAACGAAAAAGTAAAAATGATTTAAGCGGTTTTAAATAGTGTTTAAATCAGTTCGTGTCCAATATAGACCACTTGTCCTAGTACTTCAAAATCTAACGCTTCATCAAATACCACGTCCACAGGGCTATAGATGTCCTTATTATCACTAATTAAGCGAATGCCGCCCATAATACCCTGCACTCGCTTCACCCAAAGTTGCTCGCCTTGTCTGAATACGTAAATCTTACCGTCTTTAGGTTGGGTTGATGCCCTATTTATCAACAACATATCGCCATCGCTGATAGTTGGGTACATCGAATCCCCTGAAGCAGTAATAAACGCAAGGCGATTGATATATAAGCCACGCACGGCAAGCCATTGTTTACTTAGTCCAATGTAATCATCAGGGGCGTAAACGTCTTGATTAAATGCACCAAAGCCTGCTGAAGCCTGTACATTATAAAACGGCACACGTTCCATTTCATCTGCGGTTTGGGCTGCCACTAATGTTTTCAACTCTTCTCTTGCCATAGTTTGAGCAAAACCTAACTCTTGCTGCACGCTTATTGGTAGAGAGCTGTAGTGGTATTCAAATCCCCCACCTTTTACTCCTTTCACATCTCTTTTCTGCCAGCCTTCATTCGTTGCTTTTCTTGTGATGTTGGTCGCTCGACTTGGAAGACCGTTTAAGCCTTCTAATTCTTTTGCTGAATACCACTCTTTAAATGATTTCATAAAACAACCTTTCTTAATCATTTTGATTAAAAAAAGATTAAAATAATAATTTCAATAAAATCAATGAGTTAAATAAATTTTACGGAATTTATAAAATCTTTTCTTAATCTTTTGTTGATTTAATAAAGAATAAGTATTATATTCTCACCGTAGTTAAACGATTTACACCGATTAACTAGTTTCTAAAACTAACTTTCAAGGATCTCACAAAATGGCAAGAAATAAAAGAGTTCGAGATATGAGTAATTTCGAAATTCGTGGTGAGCTGATGAAAATCGGTAAGTCCTTATCTCAGTTAGGTATTGAGAATGGATTAGCAAAAACCACAGTTCGTAATGCGTTAGATAAGCCATATCCCAAAGGTGAACAAATCATTGCAAAAGCGATTGGGAAAACGCCACAAGAAATTTGGCCTTCTCGTTACGAATAAGGAGCTTTTATGAAGGAATGGTTTTCAGCTAAAGAGTTAGCAGGTTTGAAAGGGTTACCAACTCACCCACAAAATGTTACTCGGCAAGCTAAAAAACAAAATTGGGAAATAAGAGCGTTAAAAGGCGTTAAAGGTGGCGGCTTTGAATACCACCTAACCAGCCTCCCCCCTGAAACCCAGCAACAACTTAGACTAAACTCCGCCCTTGCAGTAATACCGCAAACGGCAGAGCTACAACCCAAACGGGACGACCCCGCACTTATCGCAAGGCTCAATAATGCCACCGATAAAGGCAGGGAGAAAGCAAAAGGCAAGGCAGAAGCCTGTATGCAGTTGCAAGCCTTTCTCGACCAAGGGTTTAGTTATACGCAGGCAGAAGCGGGAGCGGCAACCGCTAAAAATGTGTCGCAAGGTTCTTTAAAAAATTGGTACTACAAAGTGAAAGGTCACCCCGTCCATTTATGGCAAGCGATCTTAATTTCCGAAAGTGGCAAAAGCAAAAAGCCTCAGCTTAAAGCGAAAGTGACCGAAGAAGCGTGGGATTGCTTTTTATCGGATTACCTCCGCCCTGAAAAGCCAGATTTACGGGCAAGTTACCGCCGAACCCAAGCCATCGCCAAGCAATATGGTTGGCAAATGGCAAGTTTGCAGACATTCCAACGCCGAGTGCTGGCGGAAGTGCCTTACGAGGTAATTTTACTCAAACGGGAAGGAGCGAATGCGGTTGCCAAGTTAGTGCCAGCATTACAACGCACGGTGAAAGATATTCTTGCAGGCGAATGGATTAACGGCGATGGCTATCAACACAATGTGTTTGTGAAATGGCATACAGGCGAAATTGTTCGACCTAAAACGTGGTTTTGGCAAGACGTGCGAACCCGCAAGATTTTAGGCTATCGGACATCGATTTCGGAGAACACCGACAGCATACGCCACGCATTAATGGATGTGATTTTTAACGTAGGCATACCGAAAACGCTCACGCTGGATAACACCCGAGCAGCCGCAAATAAAGCAATGACAGGTGGGATTGCGAACCGTTACCGCTTTAAACACGATGAGCTAGACCCAAAAGGGATTATGCCGATTTTAGGTATCGATGTGCATTTTACCTCAATTCTTTACGGTGAAGGACACGGGCAAGCGAAGCCGATTGAACGAGCTTTCGGGCGAGGTGGCATTGGCGAGAAAGTAGATAAACGCCCTGAATTAAGTGGTTTCTATACGGGTAAAACGGTATACGAAAAGCCCGATAACTACAATGGCGGTAAAGAAGGGGTTGATTACGAGATTTTCTTGAAAGCACTTGCTGCAGGCGTGGAGGAATACAACGCTCAGCTAGAACGTCAAACGGAAATGTGTAAAGGCGAGTTAAGTTTCGACCAAGTGTGGGAGCGAGATTACCACCCCACTAATGTTCGCCAAGCCAGTCCTGAGCAGTTGCGGTTACTGTTCTTGCAAGCGGAAACCGTCAGCATAAAACGCAACGGCGAATTTACGCTGAAAGCAGCAGGTAAGCTCTACGGTTTAACCAATACCTACTGGGCAGAAAGCCTGATAGGGATAACGGATAAAAAAGTGGTGGCACGGTTCGACCCAGACGACCTACACGGCAATGTGTATGTGTACAACCTAGAGGGGCAATTCTTAGCAGAAGCCGTTTGCCGAGAGGCGAAAGGATTTGGCGATACCTCTGCAAGCCGAGAGCAAGGCAGGCTTTATAAGCGAATTGTTAAACGCTCTCAAGAACAAGCTAAAGATCTTGAATTACTTGAAACTCACGAGTTGGCCGCATTACAGCCAAAAGTGGATGTGCCAGAACCGATTGAACAGGTCGTTAAAGAGGTGCTGGTAAGAGAAGAATTTATCGTGGATTTCAACACCGTGCGTAAAACAAAAACGACAGTAGTGGAAGAAACCGAAGAAATCAGCGAGTTTGAACAAGCCTTCCAGCGAGGCGTGTCAATGCTCAAGAAAGTGAAGTAACAAGGCTTTAAACGTTATTTAAACATTTAAACGCTAATTTAAACGAGGTTTAAAAATGAATTTAATCGAACAAGTAAAAGGTTTTTTAACTGAAAACAGCGTATCACAAGCCAAACTAGCCAAAGAAAGTGGCGTAAACGCAGGGGCATTATCGGCTTATTTAAACGGTAACTACAGCGGAGATATTGCAAATGTAGAAGCAAAATTGACCGCTTACCTTAACAAAAAAGAAGTACAAGCACGAGAATTTGTAGAAGCCCCTGCCTTTATTCAAACTGCAACGGCTCGTCAGATTTTTAAAACGTTGGAATTTGCTCAAATTGCAAATTGTATGGCAACCGTTTATGGAATGTCGGGCGTAGGCAAAACCAAAGCGATTCAGGAGTTTAAAAAAGGTCGGGCAAATGTGTGGTTAGTCACCGCAAGCCCATCACGCTCAAGCCTGAGCGAAATCTTATATGAAATCGCCCTAGAGCTTGGTATTAGCGATGCCCCACGCCGTAAAGGTACGCTCTCACGCTTAATTGCTCGCAAAATAAAAGGTACGGAAGGCTTGCTGATTGTGGATGAAGCCGACCACCTGCCTTATGAAGCATTGGAAGAACTCCGCATTATGCAAGAAGAGGCAAATATCGGTTTAGTGTTGGTGGGTAACGATAAAGTGTACACCCGAATGAAAGGTGGCATTAGCCCTCACCACGAATATGCAAGATTATGGAGCCGTGTGGCAAAAAACACCAGTATCCAAAAGACCAAACAGGCAGACACCAAAGCGGTCGCCAAAGCGTGGGGTTTAAGCGAAGACGAAGAAGCCTTGAAAGTGATGCAAAGCATTACCGAAACAGGCGGAGGCTTGCGAATTTTAACCCAAACGCTCCGCCTTGCAGGAATGGTCGCCAAAGGGTTAGACCGAGTCATTACCGCAGAGTTGATTATGCAAGCTCGCCAAGAGTTATTAGGTAAAGGAGATTAACAATGAAAACCCCAAAACCCAAACACAGTTTTAACCGCACCAACCAAGCAGCGTGCCGTTTTTTAAAACAAACCCAAAAGGCAATTATCCGCTTAAACAGTCTTGGCTTTACGGTGCTGAATATTGATTTTACCCGTATTAAGCCACGCATTGAGGTGGAAATCGGCAATAACAAGCACATTGCTCAAGGCTTGATTTGTGAGGGTAAAGCCTACCGCTACAGCTTCGGCAAAAGCGAAGATTTAGGCAGATGGGAGGGCTACTACACAATGCTGGAAGGCATCAGAGTGTGGTGGAAGCAAGCGATTAATTAAGGGATAAAAGATGAAATACATCAAAGAAGCGTACGGACTCCCATTTTTGAAAAGAGGTATAAAAATACTATTTGGAGAGCGATATGGGGAGGTAATTAGAGCAAAAGGAGCCTATTTGAAAGTTAAATTTGATGATGGGGAGAAATGTGTACTCCATCCAACTTGGAATATCGCTTATTTAGATGGGAATGCGATATTAGTAGATTTTAGAGAGAGCAATAAATGAAAACTTTAGCATTATTAATCGCCCTCTTAGGGCTTACAGGGTGTGATGGAATGGGGAATAACCCAAGAAAATACATCGGTAACAATATTACCGAAATCTGCATAGATAACGTGGTGTACCTGATTTATTCGGGGGATAAGAAAGGCGGAATTACACCGAAAGTAAATAAAGATTTTTACCCTTATACCTGTACAAACAAAGAGGAAAGACAAAATGGCAAAAACCACTAAAACCCGAGTAAAAAGTGCAACCCAAAGTGCTATTTATCAAAGCCGAGATGAAGTGCAAGTGGCTATAAAAATCATTGGTGATAAACAGCGTGAGTTGCAACGTTTAGCTACGGAAATGAATGATGAGTTAGCGGCTATTAGTGCCAGTTACGCTCAGCATATAGATGCACTAAAAGAAGATATTAAACCAATGCAAAAAGGCGTGCAAATGTGGTGTGAAGTCCACCGCAATGAACTGACCGATAACGGCAAATGCAAAACAGGCTCATTTGTGACAGGCGAAGTGCAATGGCGAGTAAAACCGCCGTCAGTGAGCGTAAGAAATGCAGATAGCGTGATTGAATTATTAGAAAACTTTGGGCTACATCAGTTCATCCGCACCAAGCAAGAAGTGAATAAAGAGGCAGTATTGGCTGACCCGCAAGCAGTATCAGCGATTGAGGGGATTAACATTAAATCAGGCGAGGAAGAATTTATTATCAAGCCATTTGAGCAGGAGGTGAAGTGATGAGTGATAGCACAATAGTAATGCTTGCCTATCTTGCGTTTGCAGCTTTCGTGATGTGGTTGTACTACAGAAGTTAAAACCCTTTTCAATGCCCTTTAAAAATCTCCCCTAGCCCCTCTTTTTCAAAGAGGGGACAAGATAGAAGGGCATTTATAAAGTGTTTTAACCACAGGAGAACGAAATGAAACCAACAGAAGCAAAATTTAACCGCTACCAACATTATGCCGAGAAAGCGGCTGAAGCAGAACGCAAAGGCAACTATAAGGAAGCCCAAGACCATTGGGAAGTTGCAAAATTATCAGCAAAAAAGACCGCTAACCGAGACTGGGCGGAACAAAGAGCGGCATTTTGTAAACGTATGCACAACAAACCGTTTTAGGGGGAAGTGATGACAGAAACCGTAAAAGCACAACTGAATAGCCAATTAAATGAGGCAATTATCCAGTTGATACAAGCTCAAAAGTATTTAAACCAACGTGATTTTATCCGCAGCGGTGTTTATCTAGGTACGGTGCAGGATTTATTGCCAAAGGTGCATTTAAAGTTATTAACGGCAAATCGTAAACATTGATAGAGATGAGGTAAAAATGGCTATTACAGAAGAACAATGGAAAGAAATTAAGCAAAAGCTAGATAGTATCATAGGGAGAGTTAAATTTAGATACAAAGAGCATTTACTCACGGTAGATGTTGTACAAATTAAGCGATCTTTAAAATTGGCTGTGTATGTTGATGGGGAAATTGATGGAGCTTGGACAAAAGAAGGACACGAAATTCGCCCTTATTTAGAAGAAGTTTGGTATCGCAAAGAACGCCCTTTTTTTAATGCTAAGGAGAAGAAAGAGTATAGAGGTTTAATGAGCAAAAAAAAACTGAATGAAAAAATAGTAACCTACTCACCTATGTTTCCATCACCAACTGCACTGACTCGTCAATATAAGAAACTAGATGGCTTAGAGTTGATTGAAGTGATTTAAAACCCATTTACAGCCCATTTAACCCCGAGTTATTTAAAGGACAACAAAATGAATAAAAACGAATTTTTTAAGAAATACCACCTAGAGGGTTCACTAGCTATTTTGGATTTGGATGCAAATGACGATCAAAGCCAATTCTGTTACCAAGCATTGTTGGAGTATAGAGAACTCCCGTTAGACACATTTCTTGCAGAGTACTCAGATGATGAGGATATGACAGAGTCAGAGTTTATTGAGTTAATGCTTGATGAATTAGAGTGGATTATCCGCAGAGCTAAGAATGCTAAACGGTTTGTTAAAAAACGACAAAAAACGATGAGGGAGGAAATTATGTAACAGCTCAACCCAACCAACGCCACATCATCCGTCTAGCTGAGAAACAGGTGTGGCGTTTGTTTTAAGTGGGCAATCAAAAGCGATAACGTTTTTAATTGTTTATTTATTGGAGTAACAAATGACAGACAAAGCCAAGCTAATCCAGCTTATCCATATTGCCAAGTCGCAACTAGCAATGGACGATTTAAGCTACCGTGAAATGCTGAAACGGCTCACCAATAAAACCAGCTCGACCAAATGCACGGTAGTAGAGTTGCACAAAGTATTACACGAGCTGCAAACCAAAGGGGCGAAAGTAAAATATTTTGCCAAACGTAGCAAAAAACCGACCGCTTACAGCCCAACAACAGGCGAAACATCGGTAAAAAGCCAGATTGCCAATAAAATCCGAGCAGTGTGGATTACGATGGGTAAGCACGGTTTTTTAACCGACCCAAGCGAAAAAGCGTTAAATGCTTATGTACGAAAAGTAATAAATAAAAACCGCTCTGTGTTAGTGCTAAATGTTGGTGCATTAGATGGTAATGAAGCCACTAAAATGCTCGAAATCTTAAAAAAATGGCATATGCGAGTGATGAAAAAAGCATTGGAAGAAAAAGGGTTGCTTGCAGTTGGAAAGAATTATGATTTAATGGTGGTAGCTTACAATGAGATTATGTAGATGCCCGATTTGCCATAGTGATATACATTTAGAGGCTCTTGTAGAAGATGAAGCTGGGCGTGAACTACTCGGCAAAATCAGCCAATTAACGCACGGTGTCGCTCCTGCAATGGTGGCGTATTTAGGATTATTTAAACCACAAAAAAGCAACCTTAACAATTCAAGAGCGTTGAAGATTATTAATGATGTATTAGCCCTCTACCCTTGCTCGTTGTTGCTGGCTCAAGCCTTATCTGAAACGGTCGCAAGTATCCGCAAAAAACGCCAACTGGCAATGGAAAACGGGCAAAAAATTGAACCGCTACCCAATCACAACTATTTAAAATCGGTGTATGAAACGCAAAAAGTGCATTTTGCCGTAGTAAGAACCAGTAAAACAGAAAACGAAATCCAAAAAGCCGAACAAGCAGAACTGGAAAAAACACGCAATGCGATTGCCTATGTACAACGGTTTATAGATTTAGGACGAGAGGAGGTTGTTAAAAATAGCCCTGAGCATCAGATTTGGTTAGCCCATAAACGGCAATAAAGCAAGCCACCGAAAGGTGGCTTTTAACTTTTTGAAAGTGCGATAAAACCTGATTTAAACAGGCTTTAAACGCTTTTTAAGCCAAGCGTTTAAGAAATAATTCGCACAATAAATTTGATTTTTTATACAATATCGCTAAATGGTTTTTTAGGGAATTAAGCGATGGCAGCTGTCGATATTTTTGAAGAAAAAGCCCCTGAAGTGTTAGCCGATTTAGCCAAGCATATTGAAATGGCACTAGAAGAAAAATGCCAATTTAGCCCCGAAAAGGCAAAGCAAATCGGTATTGATATTGCCCAACAAATGGCTCAAAACTGGGGTGGCGAGGTGATCTATATCCCTCGCAATTTGTTGATGGCTCTTAATGAGCGAGATATGAAAATTTACGAAGAGTTTAACGGTAACAATCACCGTGAATTGGCTCGTAAGTACAATGTATCAATGCAGTGGGTGTATAAAATCGTCAAACGGATTCATAAAGATGAAATCGCCCGTAGGCAGATAAGTATGTTTGAAATGTAAATTATTTTTTTACTGCCCTGATCTTTTTCAGGGCTTTTTGTTTATAATCTGGCTGAAATTTATTCTAACTTCAAGGAGCACTATATGAAACGCACTATTTTGAAATTTGCCTCAATGTTATTTGTTGCAGTTGCTATGTTAAACAATGCCTATGCGAAAGCATCAGTACTTACTATTAAGCAATTTTCTGAGCGAGCAAATGCTAATTTGGTTAAATCTGGGGCAGATTATCGAATGCCTTCAGAGTTAAAGATTGATGATGGCGAGGTAAATAATACGGCACAATATATGTTCTCAGATACCTTGGGCATTACTTTTGTTTTAGATAAGAAAACTAATAATGTAAAAAGTTTAATGACCGTGGTGGGAGTATCAGATGATGGAAATCAAACGCTACGAGACCTTATGTACCACGCTGCAGTAATTGCTGCCTTTGAGGGAAAAAATGCAATGAAAACAGTAGGTGGACGCTATATTAAAATGACAGCTGAAGCAGTAGAAGAATTTGGCACAACAGGAGACACTAAAAAGAGCTTTATTCTTAATGGTAAAAAGTATGGTATTTCAATGACAAAAGGCGTTGGTATCATTGGTTATGCAGAACCTAACAAATAATATACAATGAAAATGAAAAAATATCTTGCACTATTATTACTCGCTGGTATTGCCACCTTTGCTTTTGCTCAAAACTTTACCTGCAGTAAACGTACCTGTAGCCAAATGAACAGCTGTGAAGAGGCTTATTTTCACTTAACCCAATGCGGTGTAAGTAGTTTAGATAGGGATAAAGATGGTATTCCTTGCGAAAGCATTTGTGGTGGCAAGAAGAAAAAGAAATAAATTTCTTTAAAGCCGTTTAAAATCTATTTAAACCCAATTTAATTAAACTCCAGTTATTAAATAATCCTTAATAACTGGAGTTTTTTTATGTCTCAACATCTTACCTTTCGTCAAATTTTTGATCGTTTAATCGGACACGAGGGCGGTTATGTTAATCACGCACAAGACCCAGGTGGAGAAACCCACTGGGGAATTACCAAACGCACCGCGGTTGCTAATGGTTATATGTATGCAATGAAGAATATGACCCGTGAGCAAGCCTACCAAATCTACGAAAAAGCCTTCTGGCAACGTTATCGTTGTGCAGAGCTTAAGCCAGCAGTTGCTTATCAATTTTTCGACGGAGTGGTTAATCACGGTTTTGGTAATGCTAGTCGTATGTTACAGCGTGCAGTAGGCGTAGCGGATGATGGCATTATTGGCAATATTACCCTGCAGGCAATTAATGCAAAATCTGAAAGCGATCTCTTAATGCTATTTAATGCCGAACGTCTGAAGTTTTACACAAAATTACGCAACTTCCCCACTTTTGGTAAGGGTTGGGTCAATCGTGTGGCAGGCAATTTGGAATACGCAGCACAAGATAATGAGGTTTAAAAATGGCAAAACTATTTAAAGAACTACTCTCAACCAATGGCACATTATCCACCACTAGCACCGTGCAGTTTTTTGGCACATTGTGTGTATTTGGTTTAATGGTTTATGCAGTAATTACCCAACAACCTTATGCCGAAAGCCTATTAAATAATGTGTTGATTTATCTTTTTGGGGCAACTACCGCTAAGGGTGTCGTAACCAGCTATCAAGCCAAAATTAAAGGGGGTATCCATAAACAACAAAGTACATTTAAAGAGGAGGAGGGATGTTAATGCAACAAATTTTAGGCGTGATTGGCGTCATCACAGCAATATTGTCTTATGCCTTGTTTAAAAGCTGGCAACTAAAACGTGAGCGTAAAAAGAATGCCATATTACAAGCTGAAAAACAGCAACAAGCGGTTGAAATTGAGCAAAAAAAAGCAGAGGTAAAATATGCGTATATATCAAAGAAAAACAATGAAAAAGTTACTCGCAGCTCTGCTAGCGATATTGATGACAAGTTGCAGCAACACGGTTACTTCCGTGACAACAACAGGTTGCACGGCGTTCGGTCTGATTTATCCGAGCCGTGCGGATACGCTGGAAACGAAACGTCAGATTCTTGTTCACAATCTGACTTTTGAGGAAATTTGCCAAAATGAAATACATTAAAAAATTACGTAAACGCTGGCAAATTTGGCGTTTTTTAAAAAATCATCCTGAGGTTGCACAACGCCGAGATTTATTAGCGATTGCCATTAAACAGGGCGTAGAAAACCCTGTAGGGCGTGCAAGACGGAGGGAGCCATAATGGATTTATTTACAGTTTTTTGGGAGTCTATCCGTGCTAACTTTGGTTTTATTTCTGCGTTACTCACCATTGTTGTTACGGCATTTTGGCTCAAGCTAGATAGCAAATACGCCAAGAAAAATGATCTTGGTGAATTGCTGGAAATTGCTAAGAGCCACGATAACCGCTTAACCACGCTAGAAACTAAGGTGGAAAATTTGCCAAGTGCGGTGGATGTGGAAAAACTCAAAACCTTAGTGACCGATGTGAAAGGCGATACCAAAGCCACCTCAAAACAAGTCGATAGTATCAGCCATCAGCTGGGCTTATTATTAGAAGCAAAATTAAAGGAATGATATGTCGTTAAAAGAATTACTCACCCAAGACCAGCGTATGCTGATTTTGCATAGCTTAATTGAAAACGGTAATACCGCAAACAACGAAGTGTTGCAAGATTGCCTTGATGTGTATGGTCATCGTATCAGCCAAGATTTGTTACTTAATCATTTAAATTGGTTAGAAGAGCAAGGATTAGTGTGGATGAATGCAATAGGTGCATTAAAAATTGCTCGTATTACTCCACGAGGGGCTGATGTACAAGCTAACCGAGCCAAAGTAGATGGGGTAAAAAAGAACCCCTTTATTGACGGTTTCCGCTAGGGGGAAGAATGGAGAAAACCACCCGAGGGCGAGCCTCGAAAGTTGATTTATTGCCCCCTAATATCAAAACCCAACTGGCGATGATGTTGCGGGACAAGCAATATCCGCAATCGCAAATTTTAGAAGAGATTAACGACTTAATTCGCGATTGTGGGCTACCTGATGAAATGCAGTTAAGCAAAACAGGCTTAAATCGCTATGCCTCGAAAATGGAAAAATTTGGGGCAAAAATCCGTCAAAGCCGAGAGATTGCTGAAGTCTGGACAAAACAACTTGGTGAAACACCCCAAACTGATGTCGGCAAATTATTGATGGAAGCAGTCAAAACAATGGCGTTTGAGCTAACGTTACACGCAGATGAAAAAGGTATTTCTGATCCAAAATTCCTCAATCAGCTTGCTCTTATTTCGCAACGGATTGAGCAAGCCCAAAGTACCAGTTTTGAGCGTGAACGCAAAATCCGAAAAGAAGTCGCCCAACAAGCCGCCGAAACTGCTGAAAAAGTGGTGGCTCAAGCTGGGTTGTCGAAAGACACCGTAGATAGGCTTAAAGCCGAAATTTTAGGAGTTGTGTAATGACCTTGCCTGATTTTATCCCTTTTGATCCGAATGAATTACTGCTTGGCTATCAAAAACGCTGGATAGCCGACGAGAGCCAGCTCAAGATTGCGGAAAAATCTCGCCGTACGGGTTTAACGTGGGCGGAAGCGGCTGATGATGTGTTAATTGCCTCACGCACCAAAGCAGGTGGTGGCTCGGATGTGTTTTATATTGGCTCAAATAAAGAAATGGCACGGGAATTTATTGATGCCTGTGCAATGTGGGCAGCGAAATTCAACCGTGCAAGCGGTCAAATTCAGGAAGAAATTTTCAATGATGAAGATAAAGATATTCTGACGTATGTGATCTACTTCTCATCGGGCTACAAAATTAAAGCCTTGTCAAGCAACCCGAAAAACCTGCGGGGTATGCAAGGTGTGGTAGTGATTGATGAAGCTGCGTTCCACGAATACTTGGCAGAAGTCTTGAAGGCGGCGTTAGCCCTTACAATGTGGGGAGCGAAAGTACGTTTAATCTCGACCCATAATGGGGCAGATAATCTGTTTAACGAGTTGATTTTAGATAGCCGTGCAGGTAAGAAACGCTATGCTATTCATACTATTACCCTTGATGATGCGTGTAATGAGGGGTTGTATCAGCGGATTTGCCAAGTCAGCAAGCAGGAATGGACAGCGGAGAAAGAAGCCGAGTGGAAAGAAAACCTACTCAACGATACTGCCACTAAAGAAGATGCAGAAGAAGAATATTACTGCGTGCCGAAAAATGGCTCTGGCTTATGGCTCTCTCGTGCCTTAATTGAACGGCAGATGAGTGAAGATACGCCTGTTATCCGCTTAACGGCTAAAGATGGTTTTGAGCTTGTGCCTGAGCCAACCCGCTATACAGAAATTGCCGAATGGTGCGAGGTGGAGCTTGAACCGATTTTAAATCGTTTAGATCCTAATTTACTGCATTTTATGGGGGAGGACTTTGCACGCAGTGGCGATATGACCTCACTCGTGGTACTGGTACAACAACAGAACTTGGTGCGAAAAGTCGCTTTTGTGGTGGAGCTGGGCAATATGCCCTACAAGCAACAAGAGCAAATTATGTTGTTTATTCTCAAACACCTGCCCCATTTTGCAGGCGGGGCTTTTGACGCCCGAGGCAATGGTGGCTATTTAGCCGAAGCTGCACGAGATGAATTTAGCACCTTGATTGAGTGTGTGCAGTTATCCGAAAAATGGTATCGGGAACACACAGCCCCCTTTAAGGCTGCCTTGGAAGATGGCGAACTGGAAGATATTCCGAAAGATGCCGATATTTTAGCGGACTTACGCTCATTCCAAGTGGTAAAAGGCGTGCCACGCATACCAGATAAACGCACTAAAAGTGCAGACGGGAAAAGCAAACGCCACGGTGATACCGCAATTTCTTTGCTGTTGGCTCATTATGCCAGCCGACAATTAGTACAAATGCCAGTTGAGCCTGTATCACGCCGTCCACGCCATAGCCAACAATTAACAGAAGGATATTAACAAATGAGATATGTACCACTTTGTTTAATGATGTGTGCCTCATTCTACCTATTTATTAACAACATTGACGGCTGGGGTTGGGGAATTCTTTTATCTTTTATTTTAGCGAGTGCAGCTTATGGCAAAGAAAAATAATTTAATTAGTGAAATTGCCACCCGTGCCAGAAGTATTGATTACTGGGCATTTGGCTATTATCTGCCGAACCCCGACCCGATTTTAAAACGAATGGGGAAAGATATTTCCGTTTACCGTGAGTTGTTATCAGACGGGCAAGTCCGCTCAGGCGTACGCCGTCGAAAAGCGGCAATTAAAGGCTTAACGTGGCGAATTACCACCACTAACAATGAGAAAGTGGACGAGCAGATTTATCAAATATTTAACCGCTTGCCGATGAATAACCTGATTACCGAAATGCTCAATGCAGCACTCTATGGCTACCATATCAGCGAGGTTATTTGGGCAAAAGAGGGTGAGTTATTTGTGCCAACAGAAATCATTGGTAAAAAGCCTGAATGGTTTATGTTTGACGACGAAAACCTACTGCGTTTCCGTACCAAAGAAAATTGGGCGGACGGCGAATTATTACCAGACGATAAGTTCTTGCTTACTACGCAAGAAGCCACCCAAGATAATCCCTACGGTTTAGGCGATTTATCCCTCTGCTTTTGGGCGGCGACCTTTAAAAAAGGCGGTTTCAAATACTGGTTGGAATTTACCGAAAAATACGGCTCGCCGTGGTTGATTGGCAAACACCCTCGCCAAGCTCACAATACAGATAAAGAACGCTTAGCCGATGCCTTAGAGGGAATGATTAGCTCAGCAATTGCGGTGATTCCTGAAGATAGTTCGGTGGAAATCAAAGATGTAGCGGGCAAATCTGCCAGCACTGATGCCTTTGAGAAGTTTCTAAATTTCTGTAAGGCAGAGATCAATATCGCCCTACTTGGGCAAAACCAAACCACCGAGCAAGAAAGCAACCGAGCCAGTGCACAAGCAGGCTTGGAAGTTATGGAAGATATTCGCTCGGACGACCAAGCGATGATTGAAGCCACCTTCAACACCTTGTTGCAGTGGATTGTGAAATATAACTTCGCGGTGGAACAACTGCCGAAGTTTGAATTTTACGAGCAAGAGGAAATTAATACCAACCAAGTCGAACGAGACAGTAAGCTACACGCAATGGGCGTGCGTTTTTCCAAAGCGTACTTTGAGCGAGAATACGGTTTTGAGGCGGGTGATATTGAGGTGCAAGCGGTCGAAAAAGCGGAAAAATCTGCAAATACCACAGAATTTAGTGAAGGACAACGCCGAACCCAAGTGCCAATGCCTGTGCCGATTTTAGAGCAGCTAGAACACGAGGGAGAAGCGATGGTGGACGATTGGCTACAAGGGGTGAGAGATAAACTCGCTCAGGCAGAAAGTTTAGAAGATTTCCAAAGTCAGCTAGATAGCCTTATCCCTGAGTTAAGTTTTGCCGAATATGGCGAACTATTAGCGTTAAGTTCAACCGTTGCTGAGCTTGCTGGTAGACAATCGGTAAACGATGAAATAAAGGCAAAACGCAATGCGTAAATTTACCTTTGAACAGCAAGCCCAATATTTTGAGAAAAAACTCAATCTCCGCACGAATAGCTACCTTGATATTCTCGGCGAAGAACACGACTATTTTTTCGTAGTGGCTGGGGCGAATCGTAATGAAGTGTTGAGTGAGTTTCGCAAGGCGGTGGATGAGGCTATTCACAACGGCGAAACCTTAGAGAGCTTCCGCAAGCGTTTTGATGAGGTTGTGGCGAAAACAGGCTGGGAGTACAACGGCGGACGAAATTGGCGAACACGGATTATTTACGATACCAATGTTTACGGGGCGTATAACCGTGGGCGATTGCAACAACATTTAGAACTGGCGGAAGATATGCCCTACTGGGAATATCAACACAACGACAACGCCCACCCTCGCCCACAGCACGTGGCGTGGGACGGCTTGGTGCTGCGTTATGACGATCCGTTTTGGAAATATCACTATCCAATAAAAGCCTACGGTTGCCACTGCACCGTGCAAGCGTTAGATGATTTTGACCTCAAGCACGATGGTAAAACCGTCAGCCCACCACCTGAAATTGAGTTTGAACAAAAAACGGTAGGCGTGCGGACAGGTAATCCACGCGTGGTCACCGTACCGAAAGGGGTGGATGTTGGGTTTACGCCACATAATTTTAACGATTTGAAGGCAGGGCGAAACGCCAACATTGACAGTGTGCTAATGCAAAAATTGGTGACGGCTGAACCTAAATTTGCCAGTTTGTTGATTGATGACATTCTCACCAAACGCCCACAAGCGGTACAAATGTTGAATGCCTCAATGAAAGCAATGGCAGATACCGTGGCAAGTGAAAAAGTTGCTCGTGGGCAGATGAAGTATGTAGGGGTATTAAGTAAAGAGGTTATCGCAAAATTAGATACATTGAATAAAGCCCCACAAAGTGCCGTGATTGCCGTACGTGATAAAGATGTATTGCACGGGTTGCGTGAAATCAAGCAACACGCCAATATTGCCTTACCGCTGGAATTTTGGGAAAAACTACCTGAAAAATTACGCCAGCCCAACGCGATTTTATTGCAAGCTAAAGAAACTTTTGAAAACCCTGAAAAGAACCTTGATACCTTGCTGTTTGTGTATGAGACCGACAAAGGCAAAGTTGCGGTTAAGATGGGCTATGAGGTGAAATTAAAAGATCCGCTGAGTGGGAAGAAGATGCCGCATAATGTGAATCTTGTTTCTACTGGAAGTGTAATAGACGAACGCCATTTAGAAAGCTTGAAGGCATTTGAAATTTTATGGGGTTCTCTATGATGCTTTGCCTGATTCGAACAGGATAATGTACCCTTGCGACTACAACCTTTCCAGTAGGAAACCTACATTACCGAGAACCGAAAATGGCGATAGTTTGCCTGATTCGAACAGGATAATACGGTGGAAGCCAGCGTAACCTTTCCAGTAGGAAACCCCTATCGCAGTAAAATTACTATACCCCTAAACACTTTTTTAATCAACAGGAGCAAATAAAATGGATAAATTACTTGGTTCAGATTGGCAAGCAGTTTGCCCAAAACAACTGACTTTTGAAGAAAAAGCTGCCATTAAGACAGCTTTGTTACATAGTTTAGCAATCGGAAAAATCTCCCTGCGAAATTATCTGATTAATTTTAAGACTGTTTCAGACTACCCTGAATTGCAGTAACATCAATATCCAAATCGGATTTTTGCAAGCGTGCCGAGATTGCCTCAATGAGTAATTAGCGGAGAAGTATCGTGATAAAAATCACCCTCAACAACACCCAAGCGGTCAAATCGTTACAACAAATTGCAAATCAGCTGGAACAACCTCGCCGACTGTATGGCATTTTAGGGGAAACCTTAAAGAAAATTCACACGGCACGCTTTAAGGCAGAGCAAGACCCTGATGGCAATAATTGGAAAGCATTAGACGACCGAACCCTTGCCTTAAAACGCAAGCGAGGGAAATCGACCAAGATTTTGCGACAAGACGGCTACCTTGCCGATAAAACAGCTTATAATGTTACTAATGATAATGTTGAGTTTGGCTCGAAAGAAGTCTATGCAAGGCTGCATCAGTTTGGTGGCAAAGCTGGTCGTGGCAAAAAAGTCTCAATTCCTGCTCGCCCGTGGCTAGGTGTCGGGAAAAATGATGAAACCTTATTGCTTGAAAAAGCCCGTTTCCATTTGCGAAAAGTGATCGCTCAGGTGAGATAAACCTCAAAAATCAAAAATAAGCGATGAAAACGCCTACGGGCGTTTTTATTTTGTAGTCACCTGATTATTCGCCTAAAAAAATTTAAACGCTCTGAGAGCGATTTAAACGGCATTTAAACGGTGTTCTATATTGCGATAAATTCCCTTTTCCCAAAATTCCCTTAAAAAATCTTTAAACCAGTTTAAAAGCTAATCCTTTCCCAACCCATTATTATTGCCCCATACGGAGGCAATATGACCCAAATTGAAATTTTTAAAGCTGGTAAGCGTTATGACGCAAACGGCGTTTTAACCGATATTACCCCAGAGATGTTGCAACAAACGGTTGCTACCTACAACCCTGAATTCCACGAGGCTCCGCTTGTGATTGGGCACCCTAAATCAAACAACCCTGCGTGGGGGTGGGTAAAAGCACTATCACTGGACGGTGATGTGCTCAAGGCTGAAGTGGATCAGCTTGATACCGAATTTTCCGAAATGGTCGCCACAGGTAAATTCAAGAAAGTTTCTGCGGCGTTTTACTTGCCTGATAGCCCGAATAATCCACATAAAGGCGTGTTATCGCTTCGCCACGTGGGGTTTTTAGGAGCAATGCCACCTGCCGTAAAAGGCTTAAAGCAGGTGGAATTTTCAGAAGATGATGAGTTTATCGTCTTTTCTGAATGGGGGGTGGCAAGTCTATTTAGTCGTTTTCGTGATTGGTTGGTGAGTGAGTTTGGGCTTGAAAAAGCCGATAAAGCCCTCCCTCCACACGAAATTGATTGGCTGAAAGAGGATGCAATGCGAAGCCAAATTACCAAACAGGTGCAAGCCGAGCAGACGAAACCTGAACCAATTTTTAATGAAGTCGCACAACCAGAAGGAGAACCTGAAATGAGTGCAGAAGAGAAAGCTGAGCTTGAACGCTTGAAAGCGGAAAACGATAAGCTCAAAGCCGAAAAAGCCCAAGCCGAAGCGGAAAAAGTAGAGGCAGAGCTTGAAGCTGAAAAAGCCAGTAATGCCGAGTTTTGTGAAGGCTTGGTTGCTGAGGGCAAACTTGCCCCTGTTGCAAAAGCAGCGTTTGTACAGGCTTTAAATAACCTTTCAGAGATGAAAGCTGGTCGCGAACCAGAATTTAACGAAGGCGAAGATGTGGTTTCGCAGTTGAAAGCTGCGATGTCTAAGTCGCCGCAAATTCTGCAATTTGGCGAATATGCCACAGCGGACAAAGCCAATCCACAAGAAGCGGATGCGGTGGAATATGCCGAAGGCACAGACCCAGTCTCTATTGAAGCCGACCAAAAAGTGCGAGCGTATATGAAAGCTCACAATGTAGGCTACGCGGCGGCATTTAATGCCCTTTACTGCTAACTTAACTTAAAAAGGACACTTTATGACAACCCATAATTTACAAAAACTGCGTGTACAAGACCCTGTTTTGACCGAGCTTGCTCAAGGTTATCACAACAACGAATTAGTCGGCGAGACCCTAATGCCGACCGTTGAAATTGAAAAAGAGGCAGGCAAAATCCCAACATTCGGACGTTTGGCGTTCCGCTTACCATCCACTGTGCGTAACTTGCGTGGGTCATCTAACCGTTTAGACCCAGAAGATATTGGGGCAATTGATGTGGCGTTAGAAGAACACGATGTGGAATACGCTATTGATTACCGCGAAGAAAACGAAGCCATTTTCTCCCTACGCCAATTTGCCTTAAATACGACGCAAGATGTGATTGCGTTAGGGCGTGAAAAAGCAGTTGCAACCCTTGCTTTAGATGAGAGCCGTTATGCCACAGGCAATAAAATTACGCTCTCAGGCACAAGCCAATTTAGCCACAAAGATGCTGATATTTTCAAAGTCTTTGATGGAGCAATTCGTGCGGTTAAGCGTTCGATCGGGCGTAAGCCGAATGTGTGCGTGATTTCGGGTGATGTGTGGGCGGTATTAAAAGAACACCCTCAACTGATGGAAAAAATCAAATACAGCCAAACCGCGATTGTCACCCCTGAATTGTTTGCGAAACTTATCGGCATTGACACCGTGAAAATTGGTGAAGCAGTCTATGAAGAGGGTGGGCAGCTTAAAGATATTTGGAGCAAAGATATTGTGGTGGCGTATGTTGCCCCTCGTTCAACCGAACGCAAAGGTACTGTTTACGAACCATCTTATGGTTATACCGTCCGTCGTCAGAAAGGCTTATTTGTGGATACCTACAAAGAGAGCGGAGGCAAAATTGAGGTAGTACGGACTACCGATATACACAAACCTCACTTAGTGGGTGCTGCGGCTGGCTATTTAATTAAGGCAGCGGTATAAGCCAATACCAATACAGGGGTAAATCATATTTGCCCCAGATTAAAATGACGACACAGAGGAAAAACTATGCCTAAATTTATCGTATTCAATACCCCGATTTTACACAACGGCAAACGTTATGAAGTGGGGGAAGAAATCGAATTAACTGCGGAGCAGGCAGAAAACAATGCCATTAACTTACGAGTAGTTTTAGAACCACCTAAACAAGCCAAAGAGCTAAATCCACCTAAAGAGGAGCAAAAATCAGAAGGTGGTGATTCAGCCGTTACTGAGGAAGATGTAAAACAGGCTGAAGAAAAAATCAAAGAAGCTGAAAAAACAAAAGGCAAGAAAAAATAATGTATATCCAGATTGATGAGCTGCTCACTGCCTTTAGTCGCAAGATTGTTGTGCAACTGAGCAATGACGAACCAGCTGCTACCGAGCCCAATTTAACCGTGCTTGAAACGGCGGTGAAAGTGGCAAACGAACGCGTTGATGCAGCGTTACGCTCTCGCTATACCTTGCCACTAACTGAGGTACCAACGCTCATCAATCAGCACGCGTTAACCCTTGCCCGTTATTGGCTATATACCCGTCGCCCTGAAACCAAAATGCCTGAAACGGTGGAAAAAACCTATCAGCAAGCGGTGAAAGAATTAGAACAAATTGCTTTAGGCAAACTGCATTTAGGCGTTGCCGAACGCAAGGCGGAACAAACGGACGATGTATTGCCCGATAACAGCGAATATGAAGTCCGTGCGAATGCACGCATTGATACGAGCCATTACTAAATGTCAGCCACACAACCAATTTTAGAGGATATTTGCCAACATTTACGGCAAGCCCTGCCCGAATGGGAAGTAGAGCTCTTCCCCAATAATCCTAGCACTTATCACCTCTCACACATTAACGGTGCGGTGTTGATTAGTTATTTAGCCAGCAAGTTTGAAAAGCCGCGTACCACGCAAGCGGTGCTGCAGGTTCGTCACGTGCAAGTAGCTTTAACCGTGCTTACTCGTGATTTGCACAATGATGTTGGGGCATTGGATTTATTGGATAAATTACGGTTGTTGGTGGTGGGCTTTAAGCCTCAAAATTGCGGTGAGTGCTGGCTGATAGATGAATTTTTTAACGGCTCAAGCGAAGAGTCAGGCGTGTGGCAATATCAGTTGATTTTGCAAACCGAAACCCAGCAGGTCGAACTGCAAGCGGTCGAACATTTGCCAAAATTTGCAAAGGCTCATCTTCGCCGTGTAGACCAGCCGTTGCGAGATGATTTAAAACTTAAACCATAGGAGAAAAAGAATGACTTTCCATCACGGTTCAGAAACAGAACGTGTCAATGGTGGCTCTGTGCCTGTGTCGGTGGTTGATAGTGCCATTATTGGCATTGTCGGCACCGCCCCAATCGGTCCAGTCAATACATTGACCGTTTGTTTAACCAAAAAAGATTTTGCCAAATTTGGCACAATTTTAAATAAAGGCTACACGCTACCTGATGCCTTCGATATTTTAGCTCGCTACGCTGCGGGTAAGGTATATGTAGTTAATGTATTAGACCCTGTAAAACATCGCACCGAAATCACCGATGAAGCCTTAACCCAAGATAGCAATACATTAACCGCAATAACCGCCTATAAAGGTTTAATTAGCTTGCTTAATGTTAAGGTTGGAGGTCGAACACTTAATGAAAACGAATATAGTGTGGATTTACAAAATGGGGTGATTACCTTAAAGTCCATTACCGGCGAACAGGCACTCACCGCAAGCTATATCTACGTAGACCCAACTAAAGTCACCGAAGAGGATATCAAAGGTGGTGTGGATAGCTTAACGGGTAAACGCAAAGGTTTTGAGCTATTGCGTGATGGTTTCAACCTGTACGGTGCAGATGCCAAGATTTTAATCTGCCCTGAATTTGATAAAACCGCAAGTTGTGCAGCTGCATTGGCGACCCTTGCCGACCAATTGCACGCTAAAGCCTATATTCAGTTGCCCAAAGGCACAAGCGTGTCTAAAGCCATCCAAGGGCGTGGACCGACAGGCACCATCAATGCGTCTGCCAGCAATGAGAATGTTCGCCATTTCTTCCCCTACGTATTAGGGTCAAGCAATACGCCAGAGAGCCTAGCAACTCACGCAGCGGGCTTACGTATGCTAATTGACGTGGAAAAGGGCTACTGGTACAGCACCTCAAACAAAGAGTTGAAAGGCGTAATCGGTATGGAAGTACCATTAACGGCACGTGTTGATGACAAGCAAAGCGAAACCAACCTGCTAAATGCGGTTGGCATCACGACTGTTTTTAACAGTTTCGGCACAGGCTTTCGTTTATGGGGCAACCGCTCATCCAACTTCCCGACCGTGACTCATATCAGTAATTTTGAGGTGGCATCACGCACGGGTGACATTATTGACGAATCCATTCGCCAAGCTGAATTGCAGTTTATTGATTTACCTATTGATGACGCATTGTTAGATAGCTTTATTGAAACGGTAGATACCTTTATGCGGTCGCAAAAATCATTGGTGGGCTATTCAGTTGGATTAGATCACGAATATGATTTAGTTGATGCCTTTAGCCGTGGACAAATCCCGATTGTATATGATTACACCCCAAAATTGCCAGGTGAGCGTATCAGCAATAAATCGGTGATGACCCGTAAATACTTGGCGAACCTTGTATCGCAACGATAGGAGAAAATAAATGAGTATTGCCATTAACCAAATTGTAAACGGTAATGTTTACATTAACGGTAACAGCCAAATGGGTCGTGTGAATGAGGTTAAAATCCCCGATATTGAGTTTGAGTTCCTTGAGCATAAAGGCTTAGGCTTACACGGCGTGATAAAATTACCCGCAGGCACGAATGCGATTGAGGCAGAAATTACCTGGGATAGCTTTTATCCCGACGTGCGTACTGCGTTACTCAATCCGTATAAATATACCCAGTTAATGATCCGCTCCAACTTGCAAGTGTTTAACTCACAAGGCTTGGCAGCTGAAGAGCCAATGGTTACCCTGATGAATGTGTCAGCCAGTAAAATTGGTGGCACAGGACACAAAAACAAAGAAAATGCCGAGTTTGCCGATACCTTAAATGTGCATTCTATTAAGCAAACAGTGGCAGGGCGTGAGCTGTTATTTATTGATGTGCTGGCAAATATCTACCGTGTAAACAGTGTAGATGTATTGCAAAAATACCGCACTAATATCGGGCAGTAAAATCTTTAAAGCCGTTTAAAATCAATTTAAATGCCATTTAAGTAAACTCCTTTGTGAAGTTAAACAACAACCACTCACAAAGGAGTTTTTTTATGGCTAACGCAGCTCAACAAGTATTAACCAATCTTCGCATTCAAACTCAATACAAACTGAAATATCCACTTACCTTGCCTGACGGTTCGGTCATTGAAAGTCTAGACGTACGTCGTCCGAAAGGCAGAGATTTCCGTTTGCTTGATGAAAAAGGGTTCGACCCTGAAAAAGACGGTGTAAAAATCCTTCGTTTCTACATTCAACAGCTGACCACACTTGTGCCAGAAGATATTGACGAACTCGATGCAGACGACATCAAAGGCTTAAATAACTTACTGGAAGAGATGCTGGTTGAGGGAAAGTCCGACAAATAAGCGAACTAGATGCGGTTTTTGCTGATCTCGCTTGGTGGTTTAAGCTTTCCCCAAGCGAGCTTTTAGAATTGGATTTAGTGGATATTCCCAAATGGATAGAACAGATGAATAGGCAAGTAAAAGCGGGTTATGGGCAGATTTTGCGGTAAAGCCAAATGAAAGGTAATGCCAGCGTGCTGATTGCAAAACCAATCGCAAAGCTCATATAAACCCACGCCCAAGCAAGAAACCCGAGAACAATGACGTAAGCTAAGGAAAACGTGCCTAACATCATTATTTCTGCAAAGAAAGACGCATTCTCGGGTATATGGCTTAACATTTCTGACCAATAAATCCACGAACCACACACTACAGGGATCGCAAAGCTCACAATAGTGATACCGAATGTGAGTTTGTGCCACATATCAAATCCGTCCCATTCTGAAAACGCATTATTTAATTTAGTCAGCATACTCTATCTCCTTAAATTTCCCCTATTTTACGCTAAGGAATTAACCAATGGCAAATAATTTAGCGATCGGAATGGTAATTGGTGCAAGCCTGTCATCAGGTTCTCACGGTGCTTTTTCGGGTGCAAAGAAAAAACTGGAACAATTAGAACAAGCTGTCGCTAAAAATCAGCAAAGCCATTCTAAATTAGGTTCTGAGCTTACCGCATTACGCACTAAACAAGCTACTCTCTATGCTGAAATGAGCCGAGCCAGTAGTAAAGGTGGCACTGGGCTTATTCTTATGCAGCAAGAATATAAAAAAATTGGTAAAGAGATTGCCAATATCAGCCGAGAACAACGCAAGTGGAGTACAGAACTCGAAAAATCTATTGCTAAGCAAACTAAATTACGCAAGGCAATGGCTCGGCAGGCACAAGCCAAAGAAAATCGAGATGAACTCAAAGGGAAAGTTGTAGGAACTGTTGCCTCTGCTGCGGTAGGCGTTGGCGTGATGAAAACCTATATGGAGCAAGAGGAAGCAGCGAATAACCTGAAGATTGCGATGATGAAAGCTGATGGCAGCTATGGAAAATTTGAAGAAATAGGAAAAATTGCTGGTCAGTTAGGCACAGATTTACCAGGAACAAAAAAGGATTTCTATAAGCTGGCAATGGCATTAAAGAAACAAGGTATTTCTGATGATGTACTTACGGGTGGTGCATTAAAAACCTCTGCTGAGCTAAATGTCTTGCTTGATATGGATCAGGAAAGTGGTGGTGAGTTTTTAGCGAAATTTATGGAATCCCATCGTCTGAATGAAAACGAGTTACCACAAGCAGCTGATTATTTACAACGAGCGATGTTTGCTGGCGGGTTAAGTAAGGCTCAGATGTATGAGTCAATGAAATACTATGCTCCAAAACTGAACTCAATGAAACTTACAGGAGCAGAAAACACCGAAAAAGTGCTGGCGATTGAGGCAATGGCAGGTCAGCAGGGCTTAGAGGGTTCAACCTTTGGTACTGGGCTGAATATGATGTTGGAACGAATGAACTCCGGTCCAAAAATGCTGGCACAAGCCAAAAAAGGAATGAAAGCCGAAGCTAGAGATATGATGGAAGCTGTAGGGGTTGAATTTAATTTCTGGGATAAAAACGGCTCATTCAAAGGCATTGATGGAATGTTGTCTGAAATGACGAAGTTTGAAAAAATCCGAGCTAAATTTGGCGATGAGGGTGTGGGCTTAGTATCAAAAGAGCTATTCGGTATTGAAGGCGGTCGTCTTGCTGATATTTTGGCAATGAAAGGTCAAAAAGGCTTAGATGAAATGCTGGTCAAGATGCGTGAGCAAGCCAGTCTGCAAGATCGAATTAACCTCAAAACAAACACGCTAGGTTCTGCTCTTGAATCTTTAGGCGGTGCTTGGGAAACCTTTGTCGGTGATATTGGCTCTGTCTTTGCCGAAGATATAAAAGGATTTTCAAAAGGTTTACAAGCTGCGGTGGAATGGCTTGTGCCATTTGTATCGAAACATAAAGAAGCGATTAAATTTGTAGGTGGTTTAGTTGCTGGGCTTGTTATTTTGCGGGGTGTTTTACAAGCAGGCTCTTTTGTTATTCAAACGGTAACAATGGCAATGGATGCCCTAAAAATTGCAACAATGACCAATCCCATTGGCTTAGTGATTGGAACAATCGCAGCAGGAGCTTATTTGATATATAGCCATTGGGATAGCATTGCCCCTTGGTTTGCCAATCTTTGGCAAAATGTGACCGCTTACTTCAACAGCTTTTGGACTTGGGTGCAAGGTATTTGGTCTGGGGTAACAGATTGGGTATCATCAGCTTGGAGTGGTGTAACAACCTTTTTCAGCACCCTTTGGACAAATGTCAGCACCTTTTTTAGTAATGGTATTAGCAATCTTGGTAGCCTAATTTTAGCCTTTAATCCACTTTCGCTATTTCAATCGGTATTTTCCACTGTACTAAATTGGTTCGGTATTGATTTACCCAGTGCGTTTAGTGGTTTTGGTAAAAATATCATTGATGGTTTGGTAAATGGTATTAGAAATGCGTGGGAGGGGGCAAAACAAGTTGTAACCGAATTAGGTTCGGGCATTAAAAATTGGTTTGCTGAAAAGCTAGGCATTCACTCGCCGAGCCGTGTATTTATGGAGTATGGCGATAATATTAGCCAAGGCTTAGCAATTGGTATTGCCCAAACTGCTGTACAAGCAAGTAATGCTGTATCGGCTATGGGGCAACGTATGCAGAGTGCTGTCCCGAAGGTATTACCTGCACCTGTGATAACAGCACCTAAAGCACCAAGACTATCACAACCTGATGCCCCCTCGCTACAGCAGCTGAAATCAGCAACAATGAAAAATGAGCGTCTGCAATATATCCAACGAATGCAGGCAATGGATAAGTTGCAATTTAAACCTATTTTAAACACGGTTGAAACCAGTACTAAACCGCTGTTAAACGACAAAAAAGGCTTTTTCGGTTCGCTGTGGGACGACGTGAAATTCGGGGCAAACTTTGTTAGTAATTTGTTTGGATTGAATCAACCGAGCCTGAAAGCACCTGATTTCAACCCGAATGCAAGCGGTCATAATTCCTCAATTTTTAGCGATTATGAGCCGTTAAATCGAAATGCGATTACACAGCGTGAAAACTCACCAACACCGCAGATAGTCGTGAATTTTAACCCGACCATCAATGTAAATGGCAATGCTACGCAAGAGGCTCAATCCCAGATTATGCAACAGTTACAAATGAGTGCTTATGAGTTTGAGAAATTACTCAACCGTGTGCTAGACCAACGAAACCGCAGAGCTTATTAGGAGTGATGTATGTATTTTATGTTAGGCGATATCTCCTTTGAGCCAGTGGACTTAACCGAGTTTAGCGAACAGCACGCAGCTGAATTTGCCGAACACGCGGTGCTCAAAGGTAAGCCACGATTACAAGCAATGGGCGAAAAACTAAATGAATTAAAGTTTGCTATTCGGTTGCATCACAAAATTGGCGGGGTGGAGAGCCGTTATCAATCTTTACTTGCCGCAAAAGCAAAACAAGATGCTCTCGCGTTGGTTTGGGGCAGTAAGTATAAAGGTAATTATGTGATTGTTGATATTGCCTCCACAACACTGCTTACCGACGGAAGAGGCAATACTTTAGCGAGAGAAATGCAAATTAACCTCAAAGAGTTTGTGGGCGATACCGAGACTGGACTATTAGGCGAAGCCTTAAATTTTAGTGGTAATTCGCTCTTGGCGTCTATTTTGCCAAGTGCGGCGGTATCCACACTATCGCATATTAAAGTGACGGTAAATCGTAGCTTGGAGTGCTATAACCGTGGTAAGCGATTGATTGATGAGGTGCAAAATACGGTTGCAGTCATTCGCCAGCTGAAAAATGACCCTGCTACTGCTTTATCTTATTTACCTAGCGTATTAAGCCATTTAGATGGGGCATTAGGTAGTTTTGGCGAAGTGACAGGCTTATCCCAAACGTTAGATAGTGTCGGTGGTGTATTGCCCGCACTTGAGCTTTTTAGTCAAGAGGTGGGCAGTATTTATAATGAGTTGCACACAATGAGACACAGCCTTAGCCATACAGACGGAGCAAGTTGGGATAATTGGTTTACGCCTGCCGATAATGCGTTGGCAAAAGTAAATGATAGTGTCGATAATTTGGCAAAACCTGTGGCAAAAATGACCGCTTGGATAGTGCTAAGAGCCGATGAGGAGGCAAGTAATGACACAGTTGCTTAAACATATCGTCAAACAAGGTGAACGTTGGGATAATTTGAGCTACCAGTATTACGGCAACGCATTTGAATATAGCCGTATTATAGATGCCAATCCGCATATTAGCTTTTGTGAGGTGCTGCCGACTGGAGCAACGGTCTATATTCCTGTGCTAAATGTAAAACCAACCAATAACGAGCAAATGCCACCGTGGTTAAGGGGGGTAAATGGCTAATATACCTAAACCCGATTTTTCGATTTTTTACGAGAAAGCCAATATCACGGCAGAGATTGAGCCGCATTTGATTGTACTTACTTACACCGACTATTTGGAGGGGCAATCAGACGAATTGACGGTGGAGTTTGAGGATATTAGCGGTAAATGGGTTCGTCAGTGGTTTCCGACGCAGGGCGATAAGTTGCGTGCAGCGATTGGCTATAAAGGCAATGTATTAACTGAGATTGGCGAGTTTGAAATTGATGAGGTGGAATACAGCTACAAGCCCTCAACGATTAGTTTAAAAGCCCTTAGCACTGGCATTAGCAAAGCCAACCGCACCTTAAAACCCAAAGCCTATGAGAACACAACGCTTGCTCAGGTAGTGGCAAAGGTAGCTAATAACCTCAAATTAAAGGTGGTCGGCAAAATAAAAGCTATCCCCATTAAACGCATTACCCAGTATCAGGAGCGTGATGTTGAATTTTTAGCAAGATTAGCACGCGAATATCATCACAGTTTTAAGATTGTGGGCAATCAGCTTGTGTTTACCGATAAAGCAGAGCTGGGGCAAAGTGAGCCTGTGTTGGTGCTGGCAGAGCAAGATACGATTGCTCTGCGGTTGCGAGATAGAATTAAAGACACCGCAAAAGCGGTGGAAATCAAAGGTTTTGATACAAGCGGTAAAAAAGTAATGCAAAAACGCAAAAAGGCAAAAGCATTACGTCCGAATGTAACACAAGCTAAAGCCACGAGCGAAGACACACTCAACATTATTACTCGGGGAGAGAGCCAAGAGCAGATTGAGGCACGAGGCGAGGCTGCTCTTGCTAATCAAAATGAAGATCAGGCAGCAGGCAATATTGAGATGGTGGGAAACCCAAAACTGGTCGCAGGGGCAACCATAATCTTACACAATTTAGGCGTGTTTTCGGGCAAATATTTGATTAAATCCTCACGTCATACAATTAGCCGATATAGCGGATATATTACCGCTATTGAGGTCAGAATGTTAGAGTTTATTGCTGATGATTTAGTCACATTAGGTATGGCAACAGTTAATGGAGGTAATCAGTCGTGAAAACGCATAATTTCGGGGCAACATACCAAGAAGGGATTGTGTCAGCCGTTGATCCGAAAGCCCACAAAATTCGCTGCAAAATTCCTACCCTTGAGGATTTGGAAACTGCTTGGCTTTCCTTTCTTACGCCAAACGCTGGGGGTAATCAATTTTACTGTTTGCCTGATGTGGGCGAGTTAGTGGCACTTTTACTCGACCATCAAGGCGAAGGCGGCTGTGTGTTAGGGGCGATTTATAACGAGCAAGACCCAACACCTGTGGCTGATAGTGAGATGTGGATGAAGAAATTTAGTAATGGCACGATAATTTCCCATAATCGTAAAACAGGCGATGTAGTGGTTAATACAAGCGGTCATTTAACCGCAACGGCAAAAGGCGGTGCAACGATTAACGCAAATACTGTAGTTAATGGCACATTACACGCAACAGGAAGAATCACCTCGGACGTAGAGGTATCAGCGCCTAAAGTAATGCAAGGCTCTGTAGAGCTTGGTACACATAAACACGGTAGTAGCCCACCACCGAACCAATAATTCTTTAAATCAGTTTAAAATCCTTTTCTCTGTTAGCCCTGTATCATCAGGGCTATGAACAGACAAACTCCCATTCAATCGACCCATTGGCAACTTGCTCCGTCCACCGAACAAAACGAAGTGGTACAAGGCATTGACGATATTCATTTGTGCATTACCAACATTCTCTCTACGCAAAAAGGCACAGATATTCTTCGCCCTGAATTTGGCTCAGACCATTTCCAATATATCGACTATCCCGAAGATGTGGCTGCCCCCAATTTCGTGCGAGAAATCACACAGGCTCTGCAAAAGTGGGAAAAACGCATTGAAATTGAAGAGGTCTTGGTTGAGGGAGAAGCCCCACACTTTATTTTTACCGTGATGTGGCACTTAACCGATGACATTTATCGTGAAATTTACCGCACAACCGTAGGTTAAACATAATGACCGAACCAATCAAAATTATTGATGAAGAGGTAAAAACCGTGCTTGCCGAATCCATTGCCGATTATGAAAAACGCACGGGGAAAATCTTACAGCCTGCACACATTGAGCGTGCCATTATTCAGACTTACGCCTACCGAGAGCAGTTGGTAAGAAAGGGCGTTAATCATGCCTTTCGTCAAACCTTTCCGCAGTTTGCTGTGGGAGTGGCATTAGATTTATGCGGCGAAACATTTGGGTGCTATCGGTTACAAGATAAACCCGCTCGCACCTTGTTACGTTTTTCGGTTAATGGCGAACACCGCTCTATTGTCATCCCTAAAGGTACACAAGTTGCCATCAACGACGAGCTCTATTTTGCAACGTTAAATGATGATGTGATTACTCCGTTAATCTCGTATGTGGAGATTGAGGCGGAATGTAACCAAATCGGTACCGTTGGCAATGGCTGGGAAATAGGGCGTATCAATAAATTAAAAACGCCATTATCTACTGATTATAAAGTAACCGTACAAAACCGTGATAATCCAAGTGGTGGTGTAATGCAGGAGGAAGATGAGCCTTATCGTAAGCGTATTTTGGCAGCACCCGAAGCCTTTAGTACTTGTGGGTCAATTGCTGCATACGATTACCACGTACGCTCTGTGTCTCAAGATATAGCTGATGTTAATGTTTCTACCCCTCGTGGTGGTGTCGTGAGAATTACGGTACTCACTAAACATGGTTTACCTGATAACCGCTTGCTAGATGATATTACAAAGCACATAAACGCAGAGCGATTAAGACCGCTCTGTGACTCAGTGGAGGTAATTAAACCAACTGAGCGTCGTTATCAAATTACTGCTCGTCTTACATTGCTGGCAGGTTACCGAGAGGATTTGGTTAAAACCCAAGCACGGGAAGCGTTGCAGCTGTATCTGTCAGATAAAACTAAAAAATTAGGGTTAGATATTGTTCCATCGGCAATTATCTCAGCCCTACGGGTTGATGGGGTGTATGACGTCAATTTAATCCAACCAACAAAAACAATAGTTGGAGAAACAGCATGGGCTAACTGCACAGAAATTAACATAGAAGTCGAAGAGGAGCGTAGTAATGGCTAATTTGCAATATGTTGACATTATTCTGCGAGATCCTAAATACACGGCACTGGCTGATTTAAGCAAGCGGTTAAAATCGCTCAATACATCGCAAATTATGACGACCTTAGTGGATTTATTGGGGGATGACTATTTGCCCTTACTGGCGGAAAAATGGTCGGTTACAGGTTATGACGGATTATTAGTTGCAGATAGCGATAATTCTAAACGAGCCTTAATTAAAGCGGCTGTTGAGCTGCATCGTAAAAAAGGCACGCCCTGGTCAATACGAGAGGTCTTTAGGCGATTGGGTTTGGGAGAGATTGACATTGATGAGGGGCTGAGAAAAAGAAACTACGAAAATACCACTGTTACCTCAATCCCAGAATCGGAGCGTTGGGCATATTACGCTATTAGATTAGATAACCCAATAACCAATGAGCAAGCCAGAAATGTGCGAAAAGTGCTACGCAATTTTGCACCTGCTCGCTGTGTTTTAGCTGTTTTAGACTACAAAGCAGCACCTATTAGATATAACAACAAAGTAACCTATAACGGTGCATATAACCATGGCTCAAATTAGGGAGATATTATGGCAGGAGTGAAAGAAATCCCACAATGGGAGAACCATGTCTACAGGATTGAAGAAAATGACCCTGTACACGGCGGCGAGGATGGAATAACGAATAAACCAATTAAGCATTTGGCAAATCGTACGCTCTATTTGCGTAGGTTAATGACCGAAGCAGGGCAAAGAATAAACCCGAAAAAAATTACTGCGGAAAGCCGAAACAGTAATGATTTAACAGGGCATACCCACGAGATAGACCAAGCAAGTACGACTGTAAAAGGCATCGTCCAACTAGGCAACGAGATAAACTCAAACGCCGAAGATAAAGCTGCCACATTAAAAGCAGTCAAAACCGCCTACGACAAAGGCGTGGAAGCTGAAAATAAAGCAGACGAGGCACTTGGGGTGGCCAATGCTAAACAATCCCCAGCAACCAGCCTGTCAGGATACGGCATAGCGGACTTTGTAGTGCAATCTGCAACAGGCGATCTAAATACCTATCGCACGGATGGGATTTACAGCTTTAACTCACGCAGCACCACAACCAACGCACCACCAAATAAAACAGGGCATCTTATTGTGATAGCAGGTGGTCCAGGCAATGAGCGTTGGTGTAGACAAATATTTCGCACGCACTACACAGGAGAGCACTATGAGCGTTGGCAAACCAGCGGCAGTGATGACAACTGGTCTGATTGGCAACGTACCGACATAACGCTAACGCTTAATAATACGCTTACCAGCACCGCAACCGACCAAGCCTTGACCGCCGCACAAGGTAAAGTACTCAAAGACCTCATCGACGCCGTGCAAGGTATCGCTAATGGTAATGCAGGTGCGGGTCATCTACACGTGATTGCTGATATCACAGGCTTGCAAAATGCCCTAAATGGCAAAGCAAACAGCAGCCATAATCACGGTATTAGCGAGATTACAGGCTTGCAAAATGCCTTAAATAACAAAGCCAATGATAGACATAATCACGGTATTAGCGATATTACAGGGCTACAAAATGCCTTAAATAACAAAGCCAATGATAGACATAATCACGGTATTAGTGAGATAACAGGACTACAAAATGCCTTAAATAACAAAGCCAATGATAGACATAATCACGGTATTAGCGATATTACAGGGCTACAAAATGCCTTAAATAACAAAGCCAATGATAGACATAATCACGGTATTAGCGATATTACAGGGCTACAAAATGCCTTAAATAACAAAGCCAATGATAGACATAATCACGGTATTAGCGATATTACCGACCTGCAAGCTGCATTAAACGGCAAGGCAGATAATGCCACCACCCTTGCAGGTTATGGCATTACTGATGGCGTAAGGCAAGATGAGTTTGTCTATCAAAAAATTGGCAATTTTGAGATAAGCAAATATCCCGATGGAAGGATGATACAAACTTATGTTTACGAGCAATATGACATCATCCCAGAGCGGTCAAGGCTACAAAATTTTCGGTGGGCGATCGCATTTGCCGAACGTCCTCTTGTGATGGCTCAAGTGACCACATCGATGAATGAGGCGCACGATGCAGGGGTTAACATTACCAGTGGTAGTAATAATACCCAAGTCTATTATCACCTGTATGAGCATAGTAATCCTAATCAAGCACAATGCCGCATACAATTTTTGGGAGTTGGCAAATGGAAATAATGAGAGTGTATTACAAAAACGGTGGATTTTACCAAATTGACGACGGTGATGAGCTACCTGCAAATGCCGTAGCACTCACCACAGAGGCACACCTTGCTCTACTCACAGGGCAAGCAGAGGGGCAGCAAATCGTAGAGGGCAAAGACGGCTTACCAAGGTTAGCAGAGCCCAGCCCGAGCGATTACCACACTTGGGACGGCGAGACTTGGGTCATCACCCCCGAGCAACAAGCGGTCAAAAACGCCGCAGAAATTGCAAAAGTACGAGAGGCAATCAACGCCTTACGAGACCGCAAGATTAACGGAGGCGTATATGTTGAGCCACTCGACAAATGGCTGGATACCGACGCCACCGCTGAGCGTAATTTACTCAGTGCCAAAAGTAGTTTTGACCTGTTTGGCGATGCGGTAGGCGAGATTGCTTGGACGTGTGCAGACAACTCAATATTAATGCTCAACAAAGCCAAGTTAATAGTGATTTGGCAAGCGTTGATGGCTGCAAAAACAGGCAACCACGCTAACGCATTACGCCACAAAACAGCGGTGGAGCAAGCAGAAAATCCGCTGGAATATGACTATTCCGACGGTTGGACTAAGACGTATGAGGAGCATTTATTGGAGGAGCACAATGGATAAAGTCTATCTAGCCTTGTATAAAGGCACAGGTGGCAGTTTGTATGACCGTTTAACGGATTGGCTCATTCGCAAAATCACAAAAGGGCAATACTCTCACTGTGAGATTGTGGTCTCTAAAAGTGATATTAGAGACCATTACCATAGAGAGGAGTGGTTTGAGTGTTATAGCTCAAGCCCTCGTGATGGTGGGGTGCGGCAACAGATTATTAACCTTAATGACGGCAAGTGGGATTTAATTGAGCTGCCTAATGTAAGAGAGTCACAGGTCATCACCTATTTTAAGCAAACCAAAGGCAAGCCTTATGATTGGCGAGGTATGCTAGGGATTGCGTTTGGTATCAAGCAAAAGCAAGACAAGTATTTTTGCTCTGAGTGGTGCTTTAACTTAATTAATAACAGCGATGAGGGCTGGCGTTTTTGCCCTAACCAATTGGCAGTAATTTTTAAAAGGATAAACAAGTAATGCGTAAAAATTTAGTAGCACTAGCTATTGCAGCAACACAAAATATTAATAAGCAAGGAATGTAAAATGGAAGCCATATTTAAGCAAGCGCCACTCCCATTTATCGGTCAAAAACGGATGTTTTTAAAACATTTTGAAAAAGTGTTAGATAATATCCCTAACGAGGGAGAGGGCTGGACAATCGTTGATGTGTTTGGTGGTAGTGGGTTGTTATCTCACACGGCTAAACGTTTAAAACCTAAAGCTCGTGTAATTTATAACGACTACGATAACTACAGCGAGCGTTTACAACATATTAATGATATCAACAAGCTACGCCGCATTATCGCCGATTTAGTGGCTAATACGCCTAAAAACAAGCGGTTAGATAACGCTAAAAAATTGCAAATTATTAAAGCGATTGACGCCTTTGATGGCTATAAAAACCCACATATTCTCTGCAGTTGGTTAGCATTTAGTGGTCAGCAAGTTAGCACTTTTGATGAGCTATACAAAAAAAGTTTCTGGCATTGCGTACGCCAAAGCGATTACCCAATCGCAGAGGGTTATTTAGATGGTGTTGATATTGTGAGAGAGTCATTTCACCAACTTATGCCACGGTTTAGCGGCAAGCCAAACACATTACTTGTGCTTGACCCACCGTATTTATGCACACACCAAGAGAGCTACAAGCAAGCGCGTTATTTTGATTTAGTGGATTTCCTAAGATTGATACATTTAACTAAGCCACCCTATGTGTTTTTTAGCTCAACCAAGAGTGAGTTTATCCGCTTTATTGATGCAATAGTGATGGATAAGTGGGATAACTGGCAGACCTTTGATACTACGCAACGCATAGTAGTACAAACCTCTCCAGGCTATAATGGTCAGTACGAGGATAATATGGTTTATAAATTCTAA